ATGTCAATAACCAAAATAAATATGCCATTTGCAAAGTGGTGTGAAGTTCAGAAAAAATTTGAAGAAGTCAATGAAATACTTTCTGATGAAGAAAAACTTGACTTTGAAAAATATAAATATTGTTCCAAGTATGGCAGATTGTTATGTCATCTCTATTTAATAAAAGCTGGAACAAATAAAACTCTGAAAGAACCTGAATTTTATAACTGAAAGGAGCAATAATGCTAAGAGGGAAAATTTATAGCTACACAGACAAAAAAACATATAGTGTTGGCTTCATTGATTACAGAAATAAAAAAATAACAGCTATTTCAAATCAGCAAAAAAAGGAATTTAGTTTTAAAGAAGTTGAATGGCTTGAAGCTACTGGATACACTGCTGGAACTTCAATGATTTACAGACAAGACTTTATTCTTGCTGTACAAAATGATGAAGTTTTATCAGGAATTGTTATTAAAAAATTTGGAGCATGGCACTTATATAACAAAAAAAGAGAACTTAGTAAATCTTTAAGAACTCTAAAAGAATCTGGATACACATTTGTGAATTTAAAAAATTATAAAACTTATTTTAAAAATAAGCTTGAAAAAATCAAAAAATAGGAGGATTTTATGGGAATTATTTTAGTTAAAAATAACAAAGGTGGAGTTGGAAAAACTTATATAACTCTACAATTAGCAGCATATAAAGCATTGATAAAAAATAAAAAGACATTGATTCTTACCAGCGATTCCCAAAATGACATTTTAAAATTTGCAGGTATCAAAATTGAAGATACAAGCAAAGCTGGACTTGAAGATTTCATTGAAGGTAAAAGCTATAAAATTAAAAAATTAAGAGAAAATCTTTTCTTCTTACATTTACAAGGATATAAGATAAAAAATTCTTTTGATGAGGCTTTTAAGAGAGCTATAAAAATTTTAAAAGATGAGTATGACTATATTGTTATTGATGGTTCACCAGTAATGGGGTTAGATAATTTATTTATTGAAATATCTGACCATATAGTTATTCCAACTTTTCTTGATAGCATTACAACACATTCAGTATTGAGCATGTTGAAAAAAGTTGATTTAAACAAAGTTAAGGCTGTTGTTCCAAATAGAACTGGAAGGACAAAACTTGAAAAAGAATATTATGATTTTTTGAATAAAAAATTAGGAGTACAAGGAATCCATTTAAGTTTTCCTATCCCACAAATTAGCCTTATTTCTAAATTAATTGATAAAGAAACATTGCTATGGGAAAGCAAAGCTAAAAAATTAGATTATATCAAAGGTATCTTTATAAATATCTGGAAGGAGATAGACAATGAATAAAAATTTAGATAACGATTTTAATATAGTTATATCTTCTAAATCAGAAATAAAAGAATTTGATTTCGCTAGTTACGAATTAAACGATGTTGAAATTGCTACTGTATCTGAACAAGAAAAAATATTTATGAATACATACAAAAAAATGAAAAATAATTTATTTGAAATGTGTTCGTCATTAGCATTAATTGAAAAAACTTTAAAACCTACCAATTCATTTATGGCTTGGTATGAGTCTAAGGGACTTACAAAAGACTCTGTTTCAGTTTACTTAAAAAGATGGAATTTATATTTAGAGTTTCAAGATTACAAAGATAAAATATTTTCTTATTCAGATCAAGCAATAAAAATTCTAACAAATAAGGATCTTCAATATGAGGAAGTGTTAGGAATTTTAGAAAATGACATCTATAAAGTTAAAGAAATTAAAAAACTATTACTTCCTGCTATTGAAAAAAATAAAATGGAATTTCTTCCAGATGGTCAAAAGTTTTTTAACTTTAATAAAATTGAAAAAATGAAAAAAAGATCATTGAAGTTAAAAGATGAAGATAAGCAGGAATATAAAAAAGAACTTACAGAGTATATAAAAAAATTACAACAACTAGTGGAGGAAATATGAATTATAAAGATAATTTGATTGAAAAAGCAGAAGCTACTATAAGAAATAATAAATCTTTAATAGAAGATGATGTTGCTGTTGCTATGTTAGGAATTGAAAGAATTACTGCAATCAAAAAAGAAGTGTTAGAACTTGAAATTTTTATTGAAGTTTTAAAAAAATTTGCAGAATAAAGAAGCTTTATCAATTTTACACTGCAAATAACTTGCTCGTGCTGATAAAGCCCTCAGCAAGTTTTATTTTACAGTAAGTTATTTGTGGTGTCAAGAATGACAGGCAAATGGTTTTGATTTTATAGGAGTGGAAGTTTTAAAAGGCTTCCAAGGATAAATTAACCATTATGGTTGATTATAAGGAGAGAAAATGCACTGTAAAATATTAAAAAAATATTGGTATAAAATACCATTTCCAGATAATATTACATTGATAGATGCTGTTAAAGTTATTCAAAAATACATAAAGATGGAGGCTAAGGATGAAAAAGAAATTAAGAGAGCTTAGAAGAAAAAAAGAGTTTGTAAAGCTATGTAAAGGAGCTTTACAAAGAAATTATGTATATGGTGTATTTAACAGAAATTGCGTATTCAAAAGAAAAGGAGATAAAACAAGATTTAAAAAAGGGGTGAAGTTTATGGTATTAATAACTTTACCTAAATAATTAATTCTTGTTTAAATACAAAAGTAAAAGCTAAAGCTAAAAAAAGAGGTGGAAAAAATGACAAATAAAGAAATATTTATAGCAAATTCAATAGTAGGATTTGAAAAAGTTACATTCTTTAAATATATAAAAATAAGAGGTAGAAATATTTTTAGATTTCTAAAAAGAAATTTTAATAAAATATTTGATAAATTAGAAAGCTGAATGTGATTTTATGGACATATTAAAAATAGCTTTGGCTACTCTTCTAGCAGAAAGGAGTCTTAAAAATGAGAAAAGCTCAAAAGACTGTGAAAAGACAAATAAAGATAAATGAAAAGAAAGAAATTAAATTTATAGAAAAACCTACTGAAAGTGAGCTTGATGCTTTAAGTTTAAAGACACTTTTACTTTCATTGGAAATTGTAATTGGTAATCATCAAAAGGTTTGGAAAAATGAAAAAGAAGGTTATTTAAATACTTATTACAAGATATTGCTAGGTAGATGTAAAAATCTAACATCTGATATTTATAACAAATGTTATGACGATATTAAAGACCAGGATATAGAGTATGAAGAAAATTTCTATACTAGGGAAGTAATGAAAGCACATGTTAAAGATTGTGCAAACTCTATTTGGGAAAAGGCTCCAATGACTTTGGAAGATAAATTACAAAGGCTTCCAGCTGGATTTACAGATACAGTTCATTCTTGGAATAAGCTCATTAAAAATTTTAAATTAGATAGAATTAAAAAATTAGTTAATGAACTTGATATAAAAGAAGAAGTTCAAGAATTAATAAAATCATCTAAAAAATACTTAGATATGGTTGATAGAGAAATTATAAAAATAGAAACTGCTTAGGAGGATAAAATGAGAGAATTTAAAATGAAGGCTTGGTTAAAAAAAGAAAAGAAAATGGTATCTATTATTGGAATTGACTTAAATTATCAATATATCAGATACTCTGATGATGGAAATCTTTTCAAAGATGATTATAAAATTGCTGAATTTAAAGATATAGAACTTCTACAATTTACAGGAGCAAAAGACAAAGCAGGTCAAGAGGTTTATGAGGCAGATGTAATTAAATTCAATGATGGTATAGATGATATTTATGGATTAATTTCTTATGATGATGAAGATGCTGTTTATTGTGTATCTTATGAAAATGTTACAGAACATCTTTCAAATATGGCAGGAGATTTTGAAATTGTTGGTAACATTTTTGAAAACCCAGATTTGCATGAACAACTAGGATACTAGGTGAGTTAAATGGAAAAAAATTGTAAATGGTGTTCTAACTATAACAAAGGCAAATGTACTATTTTGAATGAAAAACTTTATCCAGATGTTCCCTCTTCTTACTGTGGAACTTTGGATATTATTACAAAATTTTTTGATAATCATTTCAGAAGGTTCTTAGATCCTAATGATTTATATGATTTAGCAGATGAACTTTCAGATGAAATAAATGAATTTGTTATTAAAAAATCAGAAGCTACAACTATAGAACTTGGTTATGAACAACAAGAAGATTTTTCTTGTAAATATTGGAGATGATAAATAATGTGGAGAGATAAAATAAGCAAAAAAACTGTTCTTGCACAAATTACATATTTTCATGATATTGATAAAAATGGAGATTTTAAAATGTGTTTTAAAACAATTAAACTTTATAATTGTGAAACTTGGAGATATCCAGTAGAAGATTTTGAAGAGTTGAAAAGAAGAGCAGAGTGGGTTGATGAAAATGTGGAAATGTAAATGTTGTGGAGGAACAGTAGGAGCTAAAACATATCAAATTGAGGAGTTAGATAAAAAAGGAGAATTTACAGGGAATAGTTTAAATCATTTTGATGTTGAAAGCTATCAATGTTCTAAATGTGGAGAATGCTCAGAAGAACTTGAAAATATAGCTGATTGGGTGGAAGATAAGGAATGACTACACATAAAATGGAATCATTAATCTATACCTATTTTGAAAGTGGAAGTTTAGTAATTGTTCCAAGAGTAACTAAAAATAATGCATGGTTAGATATAGAAACAGATCCTATGATTTGGAGAAGTATAGTAAATCATGAATGTGATATGTTGATTGTTACTAAAAATCACTACTTAACAGAAGTTGAAATAAAAATATCTTTATCTGATTTAAAAGCTGATTTCAAAAAGAAACATCAGCACAAAGATAAAAATATTAAAAATTTCTACTATGCTTTTCCAGAAGAAATGAAAGAGAAAGCATTGAAATTAATCCCAAAAGAGTGTGGTATTTTGATAGCAGTAAAAAAAGAATGTGGTATTCCATATAGAAAGATTGAATGTTATAGAAAGCCAAAAATAAATAAAGAAGCTAAACCTATAAATGATATAGTTCTCTCAAAAATTTATAGACTTGGCTATTTAAGATATTGGAATTATAGAACATCAGGAGGAAATCAATGAAGATAATAAATGGAGATAGTTTAAAGATTTTAAAAACATTAGATACAGAAAGCATAGATTGTATTATAACATCTCCTCCATATTGGCAACTTAGAGATTATAATATTTCTGGCCAGATAGGATTAGAAGAAAACATTGAAGAATATATTGAAAAATTAATGCTTATAATGGATGAATTATATAGAGTTCTAAAAAAGTCAGGAACATTTTTCCTTAATATAGGTGATACTTATTCAAATGTTAATTCTAAATTTTCTAAAAGAAGCAATAAAAAAAGAGGCAAAGAAAATATATTTAAGGTTATTCCAAGAAAAACAAATATTCAAAGAAAATCAAAGATGATGATTCCTGAAAGGTTATGTATTAAGATGATTGACCAAGGATGGATTTTAAGAAATGAAATTATTTGGCATAAGCCAAATGTTCTCCCTGAGTCTTTGAACGATAGATTCACAAATGATTTTGAAAAAATATTTTTCTTTACAAAAAATCAAAAATACTATTTCAAGAAGCAGTATGAACCATATTCTGAAAAAACTTTAAATGGTTTCAAAGATGGAGTTATGCCTACAGGAAAGAAAAAAATGTTAGAAGCTGGAGAAAGTAAAACTGCTATGAAGAGAATAGATAAACCTTGGAAAACTATTTACAATGAGAATGGAAGAAATATGAGGACAGTTTGGAGCATCGCAACAAAAGGAATAAAAGAAGGACACTATGCTAGTTTTCCAGAGGAATTAGTAAAAAGGTGTCTTTTAGCTGGATGTCCTATTGATGGTATAGTATTGGATCCATTTCTTGGTTCAGGAACTACATTAAAAGTTGCAAAAAGTTTAAATCTAAATGGAGTTGGAGTAGAACTTAAAAAGGAATACATTGAAATGGCTGTTTCTAGGATTGGAGAAGGTCTATTTAATAAGATAGAGGTTGATTATGAAAGTTTTAATGTCAATAAAGCCTAAATTTGTAGAAAAAATATTTGCTGGGAGTAAAACTTTTGAACTTAGAAAAAAACTTTTTAAAAGGACTGTAGACACTATTGTTATATATTCAAGTTTTCCTAAAAAAAAGGTTGTTGGAGAAATTATTATAGATAGAATAATTTCTTCAGCTCCTAAACTTTTATGGAAATTTTATAAAAATAATTTAGGTATTTCAGAAAAAGAATATTTTGAATATTATAAAAATTCAAAAGTTGCTTATGCTATAAAAATAAAAAAAGTTATTAAATATAAAAAAGAACTAGAATTAAAAGATTTTGGAATAGAAAAAGCTCCACAATCTTATCAGTATATTGATTAAAAAAGTATAAAATTTTTTAATAGAGGTGAACTAAGATGAAAAGAGAAAAAACTATAAAAATACTTTATACAGAAAGTGATGAGATGCTTTATGATAATTTTATAAATATATTAGTAAATAATTTTTTAGAAGAAGTATAAAGGAGCAAGGAAATGATTAATGTTGTAGGATATGCTAGATATTCATCAGATAATCAAAGAGAAGAAAGTATTGTGGCTCAAGAAAGAGCTATAAGAGAATTCTGTCAAAAGAATAATTACAATTTAATAAAAGTGTATAAAGATGAAGCTATCTCTGGAACATCAATCAAAGATAGAACTGAATTTTTAGAATTAATAGAGGATAGTAAAAAGAAAGAATTTCAATGTGTGGTTGTACATAAATTTGATAGATTTGCTAGAAATAGGTATGACCACGCTATCTATGAAAAAAAATTAAATGATAATGGAGTTAAATTATTATCAGTATTAGAGCAATTAAATGATAGTCCAGAAAGTGTGATATTAAAATCTGTACTTACTGGAATGAATGAATATTATAGTTTAAACTTATCAAGGGAAGTTAAAAAAGGATTAAATGAGAATGCATTAAATTGTATCCATAATGGTGGTATTCCACCATTAGGATACAACCTTGATGAAGACAGAAGATATATTATTAATGAAATTGAAGCAGAAACTGTAAGAATAATTTATAAATTATATATTGAGGGTATAGGATATGCAAGTATAGCTGAACAATTAAATCAAATGGGAAGATTAAATAAGCTAGGGAAGCCATTTAGAAAAACATCTATAAGGGACATATTGTTAAATGAAAAATATACAGGTGTTTTTGTATATGGTAAAAAAGATGGACATGGGAAATTAACAGGTAATGAAGTTAAAATAGAAGGTGGAATTCCACAAATAATTAGTAAAGAAGATTTTGAAAAAATTCAAATAAAAATGAAAAATAGGAAAACAGGTAGCAGAGCAACAGCACATGAGACATACTATTTGACGGGAGTATGTACTTGTGGAGAATGTGGAGGAAGATACTCTGGTGGATATCGTTCAAGACAAAGAGATGGGAGCATAACTTATGGATATACTTGTATTAATAGAAAAACAAAAGTTAATGATTGCAGGAATAAGCCAATAAGAAAAGAAATATTAGAAGAGTTTGTTTTTAAAACTATTAAAAAAGAAATATTTACAGAAAAGAGGATAAAAAGTATAGCATCCAAAGTTGAAAAATCTGTAAATGAAAAGATATTAAAAAAAGCTCAAGAAGTTAAAAAATTAGAATCAGAGATTCAAAAAATAAAAGATAAAATTGATAGATTACTAGAAATCTTTTTAGATAATAAAATTTCAAAAGAAGTTTTTGAAAAGAAAAACAATGAACTTGAAAGAGAGCTATTTTTACTTACCCAAGAAAAAAATAAAATCTCTGCTTCTAAAAAGATAAACAGAGAGAATATTGAAGCATTTATAAGAAACTTTAAGGCAAATTTCAATAAAGAAAATATAAAAAAAGCTATAATTGAAACTTTTGTTAAAGAGATAAAAGTATATGAAACATATGTAGAAATCGTACTTAGACTATTTCCTATGTATATTGATAGAAATGGTGGAGATGACGAGAGTCGAACTCGTGTCCGAAATTACAATGATTATAAGCCTCTACAAGTTTAG